CCCAATGCGGTTTCTCCTCCCAGTCCCGCAGCACCTGCGGCAGACCCGATGATGGAATATTTGAAAAACAAGGTCGAAGAGATCCGAGCAAGAGCCCAAGGACCAAACATGGGTGCGCTGGAGTCTTTCATGTCCGGAATGCCAGAAGGAGATCAGCGTGGCGTATGATCCAGAGCAATTTTTAAGAGGTGTTAGAGCACCATTCTCTCGGCAAAACAACTTTTTAGATGCTGGCCAGTATTTGGTTGCTGGCAATGTTCCTGCAGCAAAACCCCCTGTTGTTCAGGATCAATCAGCTATGGAACCACCATCTATGGTTGATCCAGGCCCGACAGTAGAATCCTCTGTTGAAAACGTCCAAGCTAGCACCTCAAATCTTGTCAGTGATCTTGTAAATGGAACTGCCGAGCTTGAAAGTAATGCCACAGACAATTTTGTTGAGGGTGCATTGGACAAAAACAACCTTCCAACTTTCAGCAACATCAGGACAGCCATTGATGCGGTTGGGGTTGGCCAACCGATAAACCTAGGTCGTCGCCAAGATACCCGCAGGTACAACGTAGCAGCCATTGACTCAGAAGGTTATGGCGCACCGCCAGCTGAAGAGTCTTTTGAGCCAGATCCTGGAAAGTATCTCAGCTTGAAAGATCGCAGGGATGGTGGTGGTCCTGGATATGCTGGAGATGTTTATGGCATTGGTGGTGGCCGCAGAGCAGACAAGGACGGGGATGGCTACATCACTTTCGCAGAAAACGAAAAGAATCCACTCGATCAAAATTTCTTGACAAATATGTCCAATGCAGCTTATCAGCTTGGCCAGTCTGTTGGCTCTGCCACATCTAATCTTTTCGGACGGTCTTTCGACGAAGATGATTATCAAGGTCCAGCAGCCCCAATCAACGATCAGGTTGAAATAGGAGGCTTGAGGTATAACACCAAAAGCGATGACAGCCCATATTCCGCTCCAGCAGACCCAAAAGGCAATGATGGCGGGTTCATCAGCTTTATGGACAGGTTTGATGGTGGTGGTCCTGGAGAGAGTCGCGCAGAAGAAATAGAGCGTGGCGGTGGAGATGGTGGATTTTCCAGAGTCATCTGCACAGAGCTTTATAAGCAAGGCAAGCTGGACATGGATCTTTATCGGATGGACATCGTGTACACAGCCAAGAGACTTTCCCCAATCACAGTTCGTGGTTACCATCATTGGGCAGTGCCGATGGTCGTGCGGATGCGGTCTTCAACGTCTCTGAGCAACCTTTTCGAATACCTCACAGTGGCCAGAGCCAAAGAGATAGCTCGCATTGTCAAGCCTGAGTCGCACAAGCGCACACTCTCAGGATTCCTAATCAAGAACATTGGCGAGGCGATTTGCTTCTCCATTGGCCTGTTCGTCGGGCAAAAAGACTGGTCTGTCCTTTATAATGGAGAAGCAAATAATGGATAATTTAGGTACGATGTCTGACCTTGAGCTTATGCAGGCTTTCCTGCGAGCCAACACTGACATGCAAGCAGAAGCTCCCCCAGAGCTGACAGCAAGAGTGCAAGAAATAATCGCTGGCGGTGCACTCAGTGACATGGAACGTATGAATCTTGAGGCAATGGTTTCTGCGATGCCTACTGAAGCTGCCACCAGCATGGCCGCAGATCAAAAGATGTACGACAACATTCGCGCCCAGCAAGAAGCTGACTTTGCGGAGCGGACACGCATGGGGCCAAGTGGTTCAATGAGCGATGCTGAAGTTGCTCGGATGCGCCCAAAGCTCCGACCTCGTGGTTCTGGCTCCACAAGCGACATTGAAGCTCAACAATACGGAAACAGTCTTGTTCGCCCAAAGCTCCGACCTCGTGGCTCCGGATCAACTAGCGACATCGAAGCTCAACAATATAGAGACATGATGAAATAGGAGGCCAACATGGCTGAAATCAACGTAGAAAACATGGAAGAAAATGCGGAGCTTTTTGCAGAAAAGATGGGCTTTCCGCATGATGCTGAAGGTCTTGAGCTTTCGGACGATCAGCTTGTTAACTTCCTTTTGCTTTGCCACCAGATGCAATATGGCATGATGGAAGAGGAAGAGGAATATGAGGAAGGCGACATGAAAGTCAAAGTCATGAAGATAGGTGATGGTGACGTTCATGAGATGATGAACCAGATTCTCGGAGGGCATTAGTGCCTGTCCGCAAAGTCAAAGGAGGCTATCGCTGGGGCAAGTCTGGCAAAGTCTACAAGACTAGGGCTGAGGCCGAAAGGCAAGGTCGCGCAATAAGAGCTGCTGGCTACAGAGGCAAAAACTGATGGCAAAAAAGAAGGATGCTTGTTACAAAAAAGTAAAAGCACGCTACACTCGCAAAGGCGGCACGTGGCCTTCGGCGTATGGGTCTGGTGCTCTTGTCAAGTGTCGGAAGGTTGGTGCCAAAAACTGGGGTAAGAAAAGTGCCAAAAAAAAGTAGCACCAGCGGTGGCCTCAGGGAGTGGTTCAGCCAGAACAAAGGCAAAGGCTGGGTAGATTGCAAGACTGGCAAGCCATGCGGCAGGAAGTCCAGAACCAAAAGCAAACGAGGATATCCCGCCTGTCGGCCAACAATGGCGCAATGCAAAAGCAAGTCAGCCAAAGCAGCAGCCAAGCGCAAAACATCCAAGAAACGTGTGAGCTGGAAAGGGAAGAAAAGTGGCAAAAAAAGCAGTTGATGCCCCAAAAGGATTCCATTGGATGAAGTCTGGCAAAGGTTTCAAGCTGATGAAAGGCGAATACAAACCCCACAAGGGTGCGGTCAGAAAGGCATCATTCGACGTGCAGAAAGCCCACAAGTGAGTGGTTCATGTTTTCGCATTGATGCTTTACCTTGGCCAAGAAAGAAAGTTGGTGAGTGAAGACATGCACTTTTGGAGAGTTGAAGATTGCAACTATTATGCTCGGGAGTTGGTCCGGAGGTATGGCGAGTATTACCCAAAGGACATTGCCACAGCATATTGCGTCCCAAAGCTAATTGATCCAGAACAACAGAGGGTTTATTGATGGCAACCTACAAAGGCAAAAAGGTGACGCTGAACAAGCCTCGCAGGATCAGCAAAGGTGAGACGAGCTACGGCAAAAAGAAGTCTGTGGTTTACGTCAAGGATGGCGACAGAGTCAAGCGTGTAACATTCGGCGACCCAAACATGCGAATCAAGAAAAACCAAAAAGGCCGCAGGAGCAACTTCCGGTCTCGCCACAATTGCGACAATCCTGGACCAAAAACAAAAGCAAGATACTGGTCTTGCAGGGCATGGTGATATGAGTAGATCCTCCATTAAAAAAGTAGCCAATGCAGAGATTCGTGCGGCAAAGAGCTTTCTAGAAAAGCGCAAGATCAAAAAGATCAGTCCACGCAAGTTCGCCATGGCAGCCAAGGAGCTTGACAAAGGTTTCCAAGAGACGCTACAAATACTCACGCAACAACTTTCTGGAGGGCAAGTCTGATGGCAGATCCACTTAGAGAATACGTTGAACCATCCAGCATATTCGCAGATCGTGAAAAGCTACCACCACAGAAGTTTGGCGACGACAACTATGAGAACATGGTGAATTACATCATGCGCCATGGCGTGATCGCTCCAACTAAAATTGGTCGTTCAAATGAAATGTCGGAAAGTCCTGGAGAGTCATTTTCAGAAGTTTATTCCAAAGGGGGAAGCCCATCAGAAATTTACGATGCTTTCAGAGAAGGTTATTTGAGGCCGTCTGATGTTCCTGAGGAAAGCTGGAGACAGAAATCTCAAAATTCTATTGCGAGTGCCGCAGAATATCTTGGCATGAACCCATATGAGGCTCGCAAGTTCGCTGGAAATTTGACAGGCGACGCGAATCAAAGCATTGCGGAAGGCATGGGCGTTGCAGACTTCACTCCTGCTGGATTGGTTTTCGCAGCTAATGAAGCCTACAGAGACTTGGGAACAGCTGAAAGCAAGTTAGATGCTTTAGCTGGGGTTGTTGGTGGTGCATTCTCTGTAGCTGAAGCATTCCCTTTGACCAAAACGATGACTCGTCCAGCTCTAGCTTGGTTGAAGTCTATCACTTCAAAGGCTGCAGTCCCACGCAGCGAAAAGGTTGACGCAATCGTCGCGGCTGACAAAGTTCAAGACAATTTGGACGAGATGATCACAGGCGAAGTCCCAACTCAACAATACGACGATGATGGTGTTTTGGGCAACCTGCCTGATCCAACAACAGTGAATCGCAGAGAAGTGATGGGTGGTTTGTCTGCTTTGGGTGTAACAGCCGCAGCCCCATCGGTGATGAAGATTGTTGATGATATTCCACTTCCAGTCAAGGCAGCTGTTGAGAGAGTCCCACCACCTTCAGAGCTTGCAGCTTTATCAGAAGGTGTTAGGAAAACTCGCAGCTTTAATGACCTAGTAAATGACGTTGTTGAAGAGTATGATGTCAGCCCGAGGGAGGCTGCTGATATGGCTCTTGAAAGCATTCAAGGGATTGATGAAGTTTTTGATAGCTTAGTTGACGAGGGTGACAACATTAAGAATTGGCTTGATAGTGACGAGGCAGGTCTGGACAATTATTTCGAGAAGTTCGGAACCCAAGCACCAACAGGTTATGAGGATGATGCATATTACGTAATTGAAGAGTTGATGGGTGAGCCTTATTTCATGACTAAAGCTGAAGTTGGCGAATGGTTTAAAAAAGAAGGAATCATTGACTGATGGGAACGACATCAAGAATAGTTACTAATTTTTTAAAGTCCGTAATTGACAAAGGCGAGACAGATGTCGGTCGCAGAGGATTCCTGACAGGAGCTGTTGCAGCTCCAATTGTAGGAGCCATAAGTCAAATTCCTGCTGGCAAAATTGCCTCAGGTGCTTTGCCAGATGTTTCTTCATTGGCGAGAGAGTCTGCTGAAGAGGTTGCTGAATCACTTTCTGAAGTCACTTCATCTTTTTTTAAAAATATGGACCAAGAATTAGAATTTGGAGCAGAAGCATATAGGGCTGTCACAGGGAAAAACGTCACCCCACAAGAGCTTCTTGAGAGAGACATGGCTGAATATCTTTATTTTCAAGAAAATGATATGAATCCTGGAATGGTAGAAATTGCAACAGAAAAAATGGGAGAGGTCCCAGTTCATTCAGCTTTGGAGGATGTTGCCGAGATTGCTGAAGAGAGTCCTGAGTTTTTAGGGACACTTCAGAAATACATGGGACAGGCTGATGTTTATGAATATGGATCTCAATATGGTGATGAAATAACACCTAGACTTTTTATGGCAGAGAATCCAGAAAAATTGTTCCCGATGCATAAACCAACATATCAAGTTCCTTCTCCTCCCAATGATTATAACCCTGCAGACGTTGCAGAGTGGATAGCATCAAAAGGAATACGAGAAACACAATATTACAAAGATTTAGTTAAAGCTGGAGATTCTGACTGATGTCCTCACTCTCCAGAGCGATGGTTGGTCTGACTGATGACACAGTTCGTTGGTTACAGAGTCTTTCCCGAAAATACACGAACAATTACGAGCCTAGGTCTTCTCAAGAGCTGGCTGAGGATGCTGCGACCAAAATATACAACCTTCAGCAAGAATCTCCGGAGACTTTCAACCAAATTGATGCTATAAAACTTTACGAGGCTCTCAGACAAGCTGAAGCTGGAGATCTTGACGTTGGGTTGATGGATCCAGCCAAATTCTTGAAGGCAACACCAGACATAAATGAAGCCTATAGCCCAGAGATATTGCGAAAGAAAAGACAAGAGTTAGAAGATATTTATGGAGATGGAATAAACTGGGATACCTCTCCATATTTAAAATACAAAGTCAAGCCTGACGGGTCAATCCAAATTCTAGGCCACGAAGGTCGCAATAGAAATTCTTTTGTTCAGTCTCTTGGTTTTCCGGAGCAGTTTGTTGAATTCATCCCAGGAAAAAGTTATCCACCGCAGCCATTGCTGCGAGAGTTGCCACCAGACACCCTAATCAGGAATGAAGAGACAGAAAAGCGAATGGGTGTTTTGGGCGATGTCATCAAACTTTTGTCTGTTGGTGGTGTTGCACCATTGTTGACTTCCGGAGAGGAGGAGGATAAACAATGAACAGGTCGTCTTTCCCGTCACTTATATCCAAAGGAGGATCCAAAATGAAGCATGGGATGAAGAAAAAGAAAACTATGAAGAAAAAGAAGAAAGGGTACTAGTGCCCAAGGAAAAGACCGAAGAAGTTGTTGAAGTTTTTGTCACTGGTGTTTCTATGAGTGGTGGCGGTGGAATAGGATTGGAAAGCGATGATCGATCTGATCAGAGAGATCAAGAAGCAGATCCGGCTCCAGAAAACAGCGATAGCTAGCGAGATGGTTGAAGGTCGCATGAGCGACTTTCAGTCATACAGCAAAAACGTCGGGATTGCGGAAGGCTTAGAACAGGCTTGCGCATTGATCGATGAAACGATGAAAAAAATGAATCAGGAGGATGAATAATCATGTCTCATCCGCATGCAAAAGACCTCATCACAGATGAGCAGACCAATGCGACGTTAGGGTCGCACCAGTTCCCCAAGCCACTGGGCTGGAAAGTATTGGTTCAGCCTAATCAAGCCAAGGCTAAAACAAAAGGTGGCATTTTCCTTCCGGAAAGCTCCAAAGACAATGAAGAATACCTCACAGCCCACGGCACAATCCTTGCGATGGGTGAATTGGCGTATCGAGACCGTGACACAGGCCAAGCATGGAAAGGCCAGTGGCCAACAGAAGGAAACTCTGTAACATACGGCAAATACGCAGGTCAAAAATTAACAATCAATGGCGTCAAAATGTTGCTCCTTAATGATGACGAGATCACATCGGTCTTGCCAGAAGGCGTCAGCATTGCAGCGTATGTGGAGTGAGGTAAGCCATGAATGAAAGTGTAGTTCTCGAAGAGCTCGAGAAAGAGATCGCTGAGGCCAAGAAAACTTCTGGCCAAGACGACAACTTTGAAATTGAAGTCACAGATGAGTCTGATTCCCCAGAGGAAAAGCAAGAAGCTGTGAAAGAAGACACCGAAGAAGAATACAGCGGCAAAGTCCAAAAGCGAATCAAAAAGCTAGTGGACCAACGCAGAGAAGCTGAGGTTCAGGCTCGCCAGTACCAAGAAGAAACAGCGCAGCTGAAGTCTCGTCTTGAGCGTCTTGAAAAAGGCAATGAGCACCAAGCCCAAGATCAATTCAACACGCGATACAAGCAGACTCGCGCTGCTCTTTCCAAAGCTGTTGAAGAAGGCGACACAGAAGCTCAAGTGTCTTTCAGCGAGCAGTTGGCCGACATGAGAGCAGCCATGCGAGTCGCTGAGATGCAAAGGCAGATGGCCCAGCAACAAGCAGCCTCCCCAACTGTTGGTCGCGCAAAACAGGCCGCTCAGAATCCCCCTCCGCAAAAAGCAATGAGTTGGTGGGAGAAAAACAGATGGTTCGACAGCAATGGTTTTTCGCGGGAAACAGCCGCAGCAAGAGCGATTGATGTGCAGTTGGACCTCGAAGGATTCGACAAAGAATCTGACGAATATTACGATCAGTTAGATTTTCGTTTACGAAACGTGTTTCCCGAGCTAAACTCGGGGAAAGTGCAAGGCAAACCACGAGCAAAAAGCAGAGCACCAGTAGCGCCAACTGCAGGCGGTTCAGGAGCACCTCGCACAAATGGCAGGACAAGAATGACTCAAGATCAACTCCGAATGGCCAGAGAGCTGGGCATCACTGACGAAAAAGGGCTGAAGCAATATGCAGCTGAAATTCAAAAACAGGCAAGGAGCTAAGTCATGACAAAGTCCCGCAATGTACGCGCAGCTGAGACTCGCGAAGAAGTCCGTGCAGAAGAGGCTCGTCCCAAGACTGCATGGAAACCACCATCGTTGTTAGATGCACCGAAGCCTCGTCCTGGCATGGTCCAACGATGGGTAACAACCTCGATTCAGGGTAAAGACTCGCCAGACAATGTATACAAACGTATGCGCGAAGGCTGGTCACCACGCTCTGCTGACTCCGTTAAAGATGAGTTGTTCCCGACCATCAACCACGGCCAGTGGGCAGGTTCTATTGGAATTGAAGGAATGCTGCTCTGTGAAATGCCTGTTGAAGACCGAGCCTCTCAAAAGGAATGGTACAACAAAAGGAATTTAGAGCAGAACGAATCAATTGCAGGAGAGCTTGATGCGTTAGGACGCAACAATGGGCAACCGATTTATCAAGATCGGAAGTCTGAAGTTAGTCGTGGCAGATCGGTTTCTGTCATGAATGATTAACCTTTAACGCTAAGGAGCGATAATATGGCAAACGTAGATGCCGCATTTGGGTTCGTCCCAGTTCGCCACATGAGCGGTAATGCACCTCGTGCAAATAAGTATACCATTACGTCTGGTTTGGCTGAGAACATCTTCACTGGTGATCTTTGCATTCTGACTGCAGATGGGGTCATCACACCTCACACTGCAACAGAAACCAACAACATTGGTGTATTTGCTGGGGTGTCTTATACCGCTGCAGATGGCTCGTATGTTTACAGTGAATATTGGCCATCAGGCACAACAGCTACAGACATCATAGCATATGTGTACGATGATCCATTCACCGTATTCAAAGTTCAGTCCGCTGGAACAACAGCTCAGACTAATATCGGCAACTGTGCTGATGTTGTTGCTGGGGCAGGGTCCACGCTGACTGGTAACTCTGGTTTTGAGATTAGTGGAACGATGGCTGCAGGTATTGCTACTTGCAAAATCATTGCACTTTACGACTCTCCAGACAACGCATTCGGCGCAAATGCTATCATGGAGGTGCTCATTGATGAACACATCCTTGGTACAAATGTAGCTGGTATATAAGGAGGGTCTGAACGATGGCAATGAATAGAGCATCATTTGCAAAAATGCTTGAGCCAGGACTGAACACTCTCTTCGGTCTTGAGTACGACAGATACCCAGAAGAGTATGCTGCGGTATTTGAAAGCAACACCTCGCAGAAGGCATTCGAAGAAGATGTCTTGTTGCAAGGTTTTGGCAACGCTCCCACTAAAAATGAAGGTGCGGCTGTATCTTATGATGCTGCTTCGCAACAGTGGACTGCACGTTACCAGCACGAAACGATTGCCTTGGCATTCTCGATCACCGAGGAAGCTGAAGAAGATGGCCAATATGGCTCAATCGCTTCTCGCTACACAAAAGCTCTTGCGCGGTCGATGGCTTCGACCAAAGAGATCAAGGCTGCAAATGTCTTGAACAATGCGCAAGCTGCTGGGTTTACTGGTGGCGATGGTCAAACTTTGTTGAGTGCTTCTCACCCAACCCAGAATGGCAATCAGTCTAATGTCCTTGCGACGGCGGCGGATCTTTCGGAGACTTCTTTAGAGTCAATCTTGATTCAAATCTCTGATATGAAAGACGACCGTGGTCTTCGGATTGCCGCTCAAGGCACTCAGCTGATAATCCCGACAGCTTATCAGTTTGTCGCGGAGCGTCTGCTGGAGTCGACACTCCGGACAGGCACAGCTGACAATGACCTTAATGCGATTAAGTCCGGTGGTTATTTGCCCAAAGGCTATCACGTTATGCGTCGTTTGACTGATGCTGATGGGTTCTTTGTGCAGACTGATGTCCCTGATGGACTGAAGATGTTCCAAAGGTCGCCTATGAAAAAAGGCATGGAAGGTGATTTCGAGACTGGTAATGTCCGCTACAAAGTTCGCGAGCGTTATTCTTTCGGCTTCACTGACTGGCGTGGTGTCTTCGGGTCTGAAGGCGCAGCATAAAATTTAGGGAGGGCGAAGCGTCCTCCCTTTTCCATCCTGACAGCAACAGCTGACAATAGCCAAGACAGGAGATCATAATGGCTAATACAACATTTAAAGGTCCAGTCCGGTCTGAAAACGGATTCCAAGACATTACTAAAAATACAACAACAGGTGCTGTAACAAGCACAATGACGCTTCAAACATATGAAGCAACCATAACTGTTGCAAATGGCGCAACCACAGGCAAAGAAGCAGCCATCGGGATGCCTTCAAACTTTATCCCAATGGGTGTAACTATTGCGGTCACCACTGCAGCTGCAAATGCAGTTAATCTTCAAGACATTGGCACAGATGCTAATACTGATGGCTTCGTTGATGGAATCAGCGTCGCAGTCAATAGCGTCGGATTCAAAGGCTTCTTTGCTTGCAATGGCATTTTAGGAATGTCTGGAGCTACAACCACAGCAGCTTTGGAGACCTCAGATGAGGTCGAGCTCGTTGTGTCAGGTGATCCTGGTGGCGACACTGTAATTGTTCTGAAATTCCTTGGAATATCTAGCTCTTCGGATGCATCTTAATTTGGTGGGGCTTTGGCCCCATCAACAATTTACAGGAGGGTCATAGATGGCTAACATTACAAGTGTGAAGACGATTACTGAAAACACCAGTGAAGTAGTCATGGCATTCCAACTGCAGTATGTGGACACTGGGGATGAAGATGCTGTAAAAAAAGTTGATGTTTCAACTTTGGCAAAGAATGCCAATGGGCAGTCTTGCAATTCTGTCAGTCTTTTGGAGTGTTGGTGGATAATACAAGGCATGACGGTCATGGTTGAGGCAGATGCAAGCACAGACATCATAATGATGCATATGGCAGCTGATGACATAGGATATCAAGACTTCAGCAAGTTTGGCGGACTGCCATCAACTGTAGAATATGGCAGCACAACTGGCGATGTCATGTTCACGACAACTGGCCTTGGAGCTGTTGGTGACACATACAACATTATTTTGCGGATGAAAAAACACTACGCATAGGAAAAGTGAATGGCGACATCTAACACATATGCTTTCCGACCAGATGTTGAAGAGATAATCGCTGAATCATTTGAGCGGTGCGGGATAGACGACGAAACTCGGACAGGCTACCAAGCCAAAGCAGCTCGCAGGAGCCTTAATTTGCTTTTCAGCGAGTTTGCTAACCGTGGAATAAATTATTGGGCTGTCCAGAATAATACGTTAGCTTTGGTCGAAGACCAAACAGCTTACACATTGCCTGTCGGAACGATAGATCTGATTGATGTTGTGATACGCCAAACGACTGGCGGCACAACAACTGACACAACAATCCAAAGAGTCAGCATATCAGAATACAACCAGCTGCCAAACAAATCTTCTTCTGGCAAGCCAAGCCAATATATGTTAGACAAGCAATACACTCCAACAATCAATGTTTGGCAAGTTCCAGACAGGACAGATTACAGTCTGGTTTATTGGTCAATAAATCAACTCGAAGATATAACAGCCAGCAACCAAGATGCAGACATCCCTTACAGATGGACAGATTGCCTCTGTGCTGGGCTGGCGAGCAAGTTGGCAATGAAATATGCCCCTGATAAATTTAACTTGTTGAATCAGGTTTATGAAAGAGCATTCGAGTTTGCAGCTGCGACAGACAATGATGGCGTTTCAATGAGAGTCCGGCCGAAAGGATTAAATCTTATCTGATGGCAAGAGTTAAGTATGCAAAAGGCAAACGATCTTTAGCGATCAGTGATCGCTCTGGATTACGTGTGCCTTATACTCAGCTCAAGACAACTTGGGATGGCCTCAGAGTTTCCCCAGAAGACTGGGAGCCAAAGCAGCCGCAGCTGACTCCTGCGAAAAATGTTGTTGATGCAACAGCTCTTTTCAGCCCAAGGCCAGACAACGATCCAGAGAATGTTGAAATATTTATTGGATTTAATTATGATCCATTCGTAGATCCTCGTCAAAGGCCAGGAGTTGGTGTTCATGGAACAGGCTTCATTGGTCGCATATCCAGATTTGATGTAGAAAACACATCCGTAGCTGGAGCTAGTGGAACAGGTTCTGTTGGCACTATTTCACTGCTTATCACTACAGAAATCAGTGTGACAGGATCATCCGGTTCCGGCGAAGTTGCAATAGATGTAGCAGCAGTGCAAACCTTGGCAGTGACGGTTCAAAGTGTTGGCGGGGCAAACAAATACTTTATTGCTGGCGTTCAGCAAGACACGCTGGAATTAATGGAAAGCAGAACATATTATTTCGATCAGTCCGACAGCAGCAATAGCGGACATCCATTGCGATTCAGCACCACGCCAAACGGCACACACGGTGGAGGCAGCGAGTACACAACAGGTGTGACAACTTCTGGGACTCCAGGAAATGCTGGCGCGTATACTCAGATAGTTGTTGCTGACAGCGCACCGACACTTTACTACTACTGCACCCAACACTCTGCTATGGGAGGGCAGGCAAATACACCTGTCTTCGCATCGGTTGTAGTTGAACTAAGCGATATTGTGGCTGGCGCAAGTGGAACAGGTGCTGTCGGAAATGGAGCTCTAGTAGGCTCCCCAACTGCCACTGGCGCAAGTGGAACAGGTGCCGTCGGGAACGAAAGCATAGATATACTTGGCTGGGGTAACGCTGGCTGGGGAGAAGATGGATGGGGCGAATAATATGAGTTACACAACACTAAAGGCCAACATTCAAAATTTTATAGAAGATGACTCTACAGAGTTCGTCGCGTCAATTGACACAATAATAGCGCAAGCTGAAGAAATGGTGTTCCAAAGGCTTCCGAACCTTCCTTGTTTCCGGCAGACATCTTCCGCAGCGAATCTAGTGGCAGGGACAGCTTCATACACAATCCCAACAGCTCGGATGATCCGTCAGGTTTCCATAACAGATACAAATGTTGT